AGCTGGTCGTGGCGTGGACAGAATGGCCGCCCCGGATACGGACGCCGCCGGCATCAGGGACGAAGTTGTCAAGCGTGATCGCGTCGCTCGGCGCCATGTTGGTGATGGCGTCGCGCGCGTTCCAGCCCCCGGTCGGAGGCGGAAAGAAAACCGTCTGCGCCCGCGTTCCTCGCGGCTGTGAGGGCCGCCTCATCCGAGCGGCCACGGATAGGCCGTGCGCGCGTTCAGCCTGCGCAAGCCAGATGAAAAGCGCAGGACACGGGCGCCGCGATCACGGGCCGCAGCCTGGTCGAGTGCAGTGGAATAGTTCGCTTCGTCTTCGGCATATTCGAGGTTCTTCAGCGCCTTGTAGCGCCAGATGACCGAGAGCGTCAGTAACCGCTCCGGCAGAAGGAACGAGTCGGTATCGGTGTCGAACTGCGTCTTCCCGCCCGAGACGATGATGTTCGAGACGTAGTAGAATGTGACCTCTTCACCGAGCGCCAGCGCCGGGAAGACCTGAAACTTCCCCCCGAGGATGATCCAGATTTTCGGGATCGAGGCGATCGGCAAGACCTGCGTCTGTTCGAACCAGTGCTGCACGTCGAGCGCCTGATCCATCGGCCACGTCGTGTCCGAGGAATAGGGTCGCGTGTTCACCGGCATGCGCTGGTAGTCGACGGGAAGGTCGTGCTCGATCGCCGTCCCGTCGCCGGTCACCACATGCTTCTTGGTGAGAAGCTGCCAGTCGAAGCCTTGGGTGATGTCCAGCGCCGCTTCATTCGCCAGCTCTGCAAGCTCCTGGGAGAACTGATCCGACGAGCCATAGAGCGCCGCCGGCTTCACCCCTGTGATCCTGATCGCTGCGGACTGGACGCTGGACAAAACCGTCATGGTCAGGCCGCCAGTTCACGCGCCGCGTTCAGCAGGAACTCGCGGCCGGGCGTGCCCCGAGGAGCCTGCCCGCTCTTTTCCTTGATGAAGGCCTTCAGGGCCTCATCGCTCATCTTCGTGAACTCGGCATCGGCGTCAGCACGGGCCATATCGACGGCGGCCGGACTCAGCTGGACCGGCGGGATGAGAGCACGCAAGCGCTCAAGCTCGGCCTGAAGCTCGGCGATGCTGGCCTTCGTCTCGGTCTGCGAGCGCTGGTCTTGATCGGCCTTCCAGCGCTTGGCCATGTCCATGATGACGTTGGCCGACATGCCGAGCGCCTGAGGCGTCCGCATTTCGAGGATGGCCTCGATCGAATAGACCTTGAGCGCGTTGCAAATGGAAATCTGGGCCGGTGTGATGCCGTAGGGCTTCAGCATCTCCAGCGCCGTGCCGCCGGCAACCTGGCTGTCGCCCATCACGAAGGCGCGGTATTGCTCCGCGAAGCGCTCGGCATAGGTGATGACCCGCCCGCCGATATTGCGCCACATCTCGGACGCCTCGAAGCAAGGCGCATAATTGCGGTCGCCGGCAAAGCGCAGCTCGACCATCTCCTTGAGGTCGTAGACCGGTTCACCCTTCACCTCGCTCTGCGGGACGCTGAGCACGCTCATGTGCCGGAAAAATGGGGTGATAGCGTGAGAATTCGCCTCGAACGGCAGCTTGACGCCGGACGGGAGCGAGGTGGTGTCTTCCTGCATGGGGTCTGTCCTTTTCGTCGTCTGAGAACGAAAAAGGGCGCCCCGGAGAGCGCCCTTTCAGTTGTCGGGAGGTGAGGCCGATCAGGCCGGGTTCGCGTTCCAGGCGCCGCGCCGGACCCAGCAGAACTTGCCGGTTGCCACCGCAGTCGCGGGCGGAGTGTAGAAGCCGCCAGAGCCGGTATCGACGGTATGCGTCGCGAAGGTCATCGTGACCTGAGTGCCGGTGGTGTTGGTCGCGGCGATGTCGCCGGTGGCCTGTACCCAGAAGTACTCGCCACCGTCCGAGCCGCGCTCGACGGTGCCGAGCTGGGGCGAAACCTGCGTCGCGCCCTGCGCATCGAAGACCGCCGGATCGTCGTAAACGTCCTCAAGGCCGGGCCCGAGCTGGGGAGAAGCACGGAAAACCATGTTTCATTCCTTTCGATATGAGGGGAAGCCGGCCCCTTACGGGGTCGGCGGGGTGGCGGCGAGGCGCCCGGAATAGCGCGGGTTGCGCAGGACGAGTTCGCCGACCCAGAGCAGGTACTGGGCGTAAGCGTCCTGATTGACCGGGGAAACGCCGTCGCCAGGGAACAGCGGAACCATGTTGTAATCCGCCATGTAGCGGACTTCGAGGCTCTGCGGCTCGATGAAGTAGACGGTGTTCGCCGGCATGACCGTGCCGACGCCAGTGGCGCAGTAGAAGACTGCGTTCCCGACAGGGGTCGCAACCTCAAGGCCCTTGAAGCCGAGCGTCGGTTCGCCGCCGCCGTCGCGCGTGATGCGCTGATGGGCGGTCATCGAAGCCGAGAGCGGCTGATAGGCGTTGAGATCGGCGATCCAGATCGAGGGGTAGCGGTTGCCCTTCGAACGCCGCGCCGTGATGTTCTCGACGATCGGGCGAGCCGTGGTCGCGTCCCAGCCCGCGCCGATGGTGGTGAAGTCGGTGGCCGCGTCGAACTCGCTCGGCTGCCAGATGGTGTGCTGAGCGCGGTCGATGCCGCCATACAGGCCGGTGGTCGGATTGGTCGGCAGCGCGCCGCCGAAGCCGATCATCTCGCGGCCACCATTGCCGGTACCGGAACCGTGGAGCGAGATTTCCCAGGCATCGCGCATGGAATCCTGCGCGTTGTCCATGTAGGCCTCGTACAGGTCGATGACCTGCGTGCGGCCCTCGTTGCCGCGAAGCTCAGTGCCGGAGAGCGAGAAGCCGACCGCAAGGTTCTTCGGGGTGAAGACGGCGCTGTTGAGGATTTCCTTCGGCTCGTTGTTGAGCTTGTCGTAGCCGGTGAACCACTGCCCATCGAGCTTGTCGATGGTGAGCGGGACGCGGATTTCCGGGCCGGTGAACGGCTTGAACATCCCGCGCTGGCGCAGGATCGCCGAGACCGGGTTGGAGTTGAACACCAGATCCTGGATGCTCTGCTGGCGGTAGGCCAGCGCGGCAGTGAGGACCTGGCGATAATGACGATCGGTCGTGACCGGGGCCATTAGCCTTTCCTTTCAGAGGTTAGCGGACGCTGGCGAAAGCTCGCTCAAGCGCCTCGCGATTGGATTTGGGCTTCCATTTCGGTTCGCCGGTCTGGCCGGCGGTCGGAGCGCCCTTGATGGATTTCTGGCCGTCAGGATCGACAGGACGGGCCACAGGTTCGGCATTGAAGTGCTGCTGAGCAGTCTCGGTATCGGGCCGTGAAGTCGGGCCTTGCCCGCCAGCCATCCGATAGGCTTCCGAAAGCTTCTGCTCCATCGGCAAGCCGTTGCCGTAAAGCTTCTCAATGAGGCCTGAAGTGAGGATCGAGGTGATCTTCACCGACAGGCTATCAAAGTCTGGCTTGTCCTCCGCGAACTTCGCGATGGCGGGGACGACAGTCTGTTCCGCGCGAAGGCTCTGCACCTCGGCCTTCAGCGCATCGATTTCCGGGTTGGCCTGACGCGCCGCCGGCTGGGGCTGCTGCGCGGGCTGGTAATAGGACTGCGGGCCGTTCGCGACGACCATCTGCGCCACATCATAGAGCGTCAGGGGCGAGCCATCGGCCTTGCGCATGTCAACGCTGCGGATCACCGCATCAAGCCCCGCGATCGGGTTGCGCGCCAGGGCGTCCTCGATCTCGACAACCTTCGTCAGGCTCTCGGTCAGATCGCGGCCGTTCGACCGGGCGATGTCGTCGAAGCGGCGCAGCTGCTCATAGCGCTCGTGCGAGGCCCGGAACTGCTGGCCTTCGCTCTCCATCTCCTGAGAGACGCGGTGGAACTCGGCCTTCACCTCGTTCGGGACGTTCGCCCATTTGGCGCGGGCCTCGGGCAGGAAACGAGCAGGCGGCTCGGGGTGACGGCCCTCAGACTGCCGACGCTCCGGGGCCGCCTGCTCCGCGGCCTTTTCAGGCGCGCCCTTGTCCGCCCTCACCTCGGGCTGGGCCTCGACCTTTTCGGTCTTGGCGAACTTGCCATCCTCTGCGCGCGGCTTCGGCTGCTCGACCGGGGGCTTTTCCTCGCCCGGCTTGGCCGCGGCGGCCTTGTCGGCTTCCGAGGCCTTTGAGGCATCGTCGAAAGCCTTGGCGATGGCGTCGCGGGTGGAGATCGGCTTGGCCGGCTCCTTGGGGGCATCGGCCTCCGGCATGGCCCCGGCGCGCGGGCTCTCGTTCGTCGCGCTGTCGTGGATGATCTGCGACGGGTGCACGTCAGCGCCCGCCGCTGCGGTCGCAACGGTCGTGTCGGTCATTGGATTTCCTTGTCTGAGAAGGAGGCGGCTTAGTCGGGCAGCTGCGTCAGGACCGGCGGTGCGTTGCCACTCTCCACATCGGAGATAGCCCGCTCGATAGCGTCCCGATCCGCGGCACGGTCGCGCTGGGGCGGGGTGAACCCGGTGATGTCCTCGTTGCCGACCTCAAGGAAGTCGACGCCATGGGGATTGTTTGAGGCTTTGTAGGTCGCGCGCAGGCTGGCCGGGTCATCGTAGTACTTGCCGTCCGCCATACTCTGCACCGGCTCGCGGAACGGGCGCACGATGCGCGGCATGGCAAGGTCAGACCGTCTAGCGGGCTCGCTCTCACGAACGCGCCGATAGACCTGCCTGCCGTCGCCAAGGTCGTACCACGCATATGCCATTTTCAGGCTTTCAGCGCTGCGATGATCGCGTTGATCGCCACCTTGTTGGCATTCGCCAGGGTGATGACGGTCGCCGGGTCAGAGGCGTTCGGCGTCGAGACAGCCGTGAGCGCGGCGATCTGCGACTTCGCGGCGACAGAGCCCGCGATCTGGCTGGCGGCTTCCTTCGCCAGTTCGGTCGGCATGCCAAGCTCGACCAGACGTTTGACGTTTGCCATTGGTCATCTTCCTTCCGGTTTAGGGTCAGTGGGTGTGCGGCGGCCGCTCAAGGGCGGCGCGGCGGTTGGCGCTCAGCGAATTCCTGCTGGCGATCGGCGCGGGCCTCCGAGCGCGATGCCTGTTGCTCCCCGAACGATTGCTGCCGGTCGGCGCGGGCTTCGCCACGCTGAGCAAGCTCCGCGTCGCGTGTCGCGCCTTCCACGGCCAGGGTCTGGTCAACCGCCCGAGCCTGCGATTCCTCTGCGGCGCGGTACTCCTCCAGATCCTGCTTGCGGACATCTAGGCCGATCTTGCTCAGGATCTCCGCTGTCTGCGCCTGCATCAGATTGACCTTGGCCTCCATCGCCGCGAGGTCTACCGCTGCCTTCTCGGCTGCCGCGCTGGCCTGCTGCTGCGCCTTGGCGACCTCAAGCTCCATCTTCCGCTGGTCGGTTGCGGCCTTCTGCTGCATCTCCATCATCTTGGCTTGCAGCTTCTGGTTTTCGTTGGCCGCGCGAGCCTCGACATTCATGGTCGCGGCCTTGGCCTTTTGAATCTCGGCCTCGGCAAGCTTGTTCTGCGCGGCGGCGAGGTCGGCATCTCCATCCTCGGACATTGAAGCCGCAAGCTCCGGCGCCGCGTCGACGAAATCGTCGATCATCGCGTCGAGCTGGCGCCCGGCGCGGAATGGAGCGATGGCGAACTTCAACAAGCCGCCTGCCAGTTTGGCGCCGGGCTCCCCCGCCTGAAGCAACGGCGTCACTGCGGTGCTGGCCGTGGAAAACGCCTGCAAGAACTCGGATCGAGACTGCTTTTCGGCAATCTCGTCCGTCATGATCGTGCTGTCCGTCTCAATGTCGATCGTGAAGGCGCGGGCCTTCTGGTCGCGAAGCAGCTCCATCACATCGTCAATCGAGACAAGGTCGCTGACCGCTTTCACCATCTCGCTGTATTTCGCGATGATGGCCTGCTGCTGCTGCTCGAACTGGGCGCGCGCCTGGTTCTGGTCGACGGGCTGGCCAGACGCCTGCGCCTGCTCGATCATCTGCGTGGCGTTGCGTTCAAGCTCCTCAAGTTCGCGCTTGCCGGCGTCCTCAGCCTCCTTGCGCTTCTTGTTAACCTCGGCCCGGCTCGGCAGGTTCATCTGAGCCATCGACAGGATCGTGTCCTTGTCGAACTTCTCTGCGATGATCTCGGCCGTGATGCGGGCCACGTCACGGGCGACACGCTGAAGCTCGTCGATCTTCTCGCGGACGCGAACGCTGCCGTACTGGCTCTTGAGCTGCTGGGCTCCAAGCGTCTCCTGCGCCTCGGTCGCGCCGCGCATGATGTCCGAGATGCCGGACAGCTCATAGAAATTCTGGATCAGCTCGCGCCGGGCCTCGATCAACCCGGTGATGGTCGCGGCAAATTCCTGGAGCGGCAGGAACTGGACGAACTGACCGCTCCCCTGAATCAGAGCAGCCGAGGGGATCGGGATCAGCAGGACATCGTCGTTCTGCTGCGTCAGCGCGGCTTCGACCACCTGCCCAACATCGCCGCCGGCCGGGATCAGGCCTTTGACCCTCACCCACTCAAGCAGCGAATGGATACGCCGCGTCAGCTCGTTGACCTGCTCAAGCGTCTTTTCGTAGCGGACGTAATCCGGGACGGGGATCAGCGAACGGCGCTTCAGCACGCCATAGGCCGGGCGCGGCCACGGATAGAAGCCTTCGAGCGTCAGGAAGGGCTTGCCCTCATCGAGGAACGTCTCGACGCCATCGGTCACCCAGTAGACCCGATCATCGGCCTTGTGCCAGACCTCCCAGACCTTGCACTTCGCGACCGTGTCGACCTGATTTCGGTCGCTGTTGTCGCGGCGGACATTGAATTGCGGCTGCTGGCCACCTTCCGGGTTGGCCTTCAGCCATTTCGCGAAGCGCTCGTTGAACTCGCGCTCGGTCAGGTAGCCGGCGACCGCACCCCAGCCGACCTCGGGCCATTTGCGCGCCGGCTCATGCAGGAAGTCGCGACGGTCGACATGCTCGTCACAGACCCGCTTGCCCTTGGCATCGTCCTCGAAGGTGACGCGCGGCACGCCTCGCGCGGCGATGATCAGGTCATCGCGCACATTGAGCATGACCTGATCGAAGTCGCCGCGCTCGAAAGACGAGACGAGACAGCGTTCCAGAACCTCGCTCGCCGTGGTGGCGATCTTGTCGCGGTCGGCAAAGCGCGGAGAGACGACAGGAACAGGTGGCCTCGAATAAACCGCGGGCTTGATGATCTCCAGCGACGACCAGAAGAGATCGAATTCCTGATCCGATTGGTAAGACGCGGCGACGGTGACCGCGGTCTGGCCGCAGGCGTCGATGATCCGGTCTATCCGCTCGCAGAACGCGAAATAGGGGCCGAATTCCTGCTCCGCATGACGCAGAGCATCAAGCACGGCCTGGGACGAGCGCGGCTCGTCCCCGTCCGTGAAGGAATCGGAATGTTTCAGGTCATCGGCCAATGCGCCGTCTCCCGGCGTTGTAGTTCAGCGTCGGGGCGAGGATGTCGCCAACCGTGCGCGTGATATGCGTGGCGGCCTTCGGCTCCTCCTTCGGAGCGTCCTGCCAAGCCATCGCGAGATATCGGAATGCGTCTGCCAGGTGCGACGACCAGTCATGCACCTCGGAAACCTTGAAGGCCTTCTTGTCGTCGTCCCATTCACGCCGGTACTGCTCGAGCGCCGCGATGCCCTGATCCTCGCACCGAGGGTGGAAGACACAGCGCGGCAGCGTTCGGCGAACGGCGTTGATCCCGTCGAGCTTGCTAGCCTGCGGGACAACGCGAGGATTGAGCCCCAGCCGCTGCATCGTCTCGACGCGGGTGCGGCCCGTCCCCCACTCCTTCACCCGCGCATCGTGCGGGACGAAGTCAACGCCATCCTTCCAGTCGCGTTCATCGCGCCGGGCCTCGATGACCTCGGCATAGTGGTCGACGCCGGCCCCCGAGGCCGAATAGCAATCGAGGATAAAGAGCTGCGTGCCGACGACCTGGAACCACCAGATCGAGGTATCGTCCCTTACGCCGATGTCCCAAGCACGGTGAACCGACTGGCCTTCGACCGGCTCGATCTCAGAAATCCGCCCCTCGGAACGGACCTTGACCATCTCGCGGGCATAGAAGGCGCCGAGGATCGCAGCATTGAAGCTGCATTCGTATTCCTGCTCGAACTGAGCGCGGCCTAGATCCTCGCCGTAGAGGGCAATGTATTCCTTCAGGCTTTCGTCAATCTGAGCCGGGCTGAGGGCGCCGGTCTTGTGGATGCTAAGAACCTCGGCGAACCAGCGCGGGTTGGCCTTGGCCATCTCGTACATGGACTGGGCGTGGTTCCGCCCGCGCGGCGTGGTGATGAACGCGGCCCAGCCGTTGTTCTCCTCCAGCATCGGGCGGATGTAGCCCCAGGCGCTTGGGTTCGAGAGTGCGAATTCGGACGATGTGAACCCCGCTACGCCAGCGCCGACGAGGCTGTTGTATCGGTCTGAGCCGATCAGCTGCCATGTCGCCCCGTTGACGAAGCGGATGAACATCTCCTGCTCGTTGGTGGTCTCCCTCAGCTCAAGCGGGAAAGCCTCATCAATGCGGCGCCGGCCAGTGTGCGGGTTGACCGCCGCCCATAGGGCCTTCCGGGCCTGGGCATATTCCGGCAGGCCGTGCCAGTACGTTGCAGGGCGCTCAAACGCCGCAACCGCCGTCCGGTGCAGTAGCACGTCATCCTTGCCGGCCCGGCGGTGCCAGATGGCAATGGCGCGCTTCCCGCCCTGCTCCAGATAGTCCCATAGAGGGCGCTGATACGGCCGCGGCTGCCACTGATTAGGAAGCCTTATCCGCATG